TCAGCAAAGCCGTTCTCGACCGCGGCGCCGCCACCGATCCAGCTTTCAGCGTCCATCAGCTTTTGCATCGCCTCGATGCCGTCACCGGTGCGAGCGGCATAGATGTCGGCCATCGCCTTATCGAACGGCTCAAGTGTGTCAGCCATCTCGCGCAGGCCGAGCCGGTTTGCGGCGACGCCTACCCAGCAGTTGTGAATCATCAGGAAGGCACCGAGGCCCATTCGGACCTCATCACCCGCCATCGCAATGACAGAGGCAGCCGAGGCGGCAATACCGAGCACCTTGACGGTGACTTTGCCCTTGTACTCGCGCAGCAGGTTGTAGATGGCCAGGCCTTCAAACATATCTCCACCGGGCGAGTTGATGTTCACCGTGACGTCAGCGCCGTTGAATGAGCGCAACAGGCCGCTGATTCGCTTGGCCGTAACGCCGTCGCCTGTCCAGTAGTCGTAACCGATGGGGTCGAACATCGAAATGGTGTTCTCTTCCTCGGTCGCGGCACGAATGTCCGGATTCCAGCGCTCAAGAGCCAACGGCAACAGATCCGATGAAGCGCTCGCGCACGGGCGGCCCGCCGGTGCGGCAGGCAGTGTTCTGATCGTCATGGTTACTCCGTGGGTTCAGTGATGCTGAGCCGGGAAATAGAAATAAGGGCGTGGGCCATCGTCGGCGCGTCAGGGTCGCCGCCGTCGAGCGCTGTGCAGATGTCCTGCAGCAGCTCCCGTGTCGCCTCTTTGTTGCCGTCTTTGTGCGCGGTAAGCGCCTTGGACATGAAGCGGTTGAACTTGGCGGATATGTCCGAGCCCTGCTCCAGACTTTCCAGCGCCACCATGGCCGACTGAACCGTGAAGATGTCGCCGCCGGGAATAGGCGGCAGGTTCTCGAGGCGGCGAACCTCGTTGCGGCTCATCCAGCCATTCATGAGCGCGGTGTTGTACCAGGCGCCACGACCAGAGCTGTCGGCACGCAGCAAGCCTTCAACCGAGAACTCGGCGAAGAACTCATCGGCATCAGCATCACCGATCAGGCAACGCGTGATTTCCTGCTCGATATTCACCAGCAAGGGTCGCAGGCTGTTGGTCAGGAAGTGCAGGTTCTGCGCTTCGACGCTGGCCGCCCAACTGCTTTGCTTGTCCATGTGCCCGACCATGAACGGCGGGACACGGAACCAGCGGCAGATTTCCTCAACGTTGAATGCCCGGGTTTCCAGCATCTGCGCTGCTTCGGGGTTCATCGTGACGCTCTGATACTTCAGGCCCGCCTCGAGAACCATCGTCTTGCCAGCATTCTTGGAGTTGCTGAACGCAGCCAGGCTGGTACGCAACTGCTCGCGCTGCTTGGGAGTGAGCGTGCCAGCGCCCTGCGCAGCACCACCTTCAACGGTGAGGAACCCGGAAGCCTGCAATCCATTGGCGAAAACCTTGGCAGCAGCCTCTTCGGCCGACATCGCCGCACCGATCACGTCACGCCCCGTAGTGACCGGCAACATCCCGCACACACCATCCAGGCCGAAGCCGCGAATGTGCATCAGGTTCTTTTCGGGGATGTCGCGGTCGATGCCGTTTTCGGTGTAGGTGTATTTCAGCCGGCCGTTGGCCTGGCGCTTGACCGTCATGCACTGCGGCTTCAGCGGATCCAGTGCCACGATCCGACTGCCGATAAATTTCTTTTCGATGAAGGCATTGCCGCGAAGGCAGATGCTGGCCACCACCATCAGCATGAAGCGCTGCGGGGTCATTTCCGCATTGGGTGTCCGGCAAAGCACGCGGTACAGCGGGTGATCCCTGGCAGATTCGCGGGACCCGTCAGGCATGCGCCGATATAGCTTGAGTGGCAGCGTGGAGACCGATTCAGACAGAAGACGAACGCAGGCCCATACCGTGGAAAGCCGGATCGCACCATCTACCGTCACGTTTTTACCGCTGGTGGACGTGCCGAACCATTCCTGCCAAAACGCTTCGCTGGTCAGCCCGACAGGAACGCCGAGCCAGCTCTGAAGCGCGGAGCGAATCCGCCCCGGTTTCTTTTTGCTCGCCATCAGAGCCCTGCCATTATTGGATTATCAAAGAAGTCATCCACGTTGCCCCGCGCCATGGGATTGAGCGACATGAGCGCCACGGCGTTGAAGAAGGCCATCAGTGGGTCGATTTTTGCGGTGCCCGAAGCCTGCTTGGTGATAAGGATCGAGTTGCCAACCGGCACCACCTTGGCGTTACCGCAGCACCAGGACATCATTGGCTGTCCACCATGGACGATGCCGCCTTCTGCGAGCTTGCGTTCGGCGGTCTTTATGGATCCGCCAAGCTTCCAGCCTTGAGAAATGCCGATCACCACCTCTTTCGGGATTTCCGCAGCGATCAGCGCGTCAAGAATGCCGCCTACGCCCGCCGGGTCGACGCCGACCATATCCAGCAGACCCGACACGTAAATCTGTGAAACCAGCTCGGCGACCTGCTCGACGTCCTTACCGATGTAGTCAACCAAGACCAGGTCGCCGTCTTTGGCGAAGTCCATAAACCGCGGCGCTTCGCTTTTTCGGCGCTCCAGCACAGTCGGGTGAGCCCAGGCACGGGTCCAGACCAGCCACTCACGGGTTTTGGCGTCACGACCTACAACTGCCATACCCAGCAAGTCATCCAGCCCGCCACCATCAATGCCGACGTCAATCACCTCGCAACGCTCAATGAGCAGTTCAAGTGACAACCGCTTGATCTTCGCCTGGCCCATCCAAAATTCTGAACCGGCCCACCGGTTGGCCCGCAGATTCATGCCGATTTCAACGTTCAGGTGCTTGGCCAGAAACTTGCGCTGCGCACCCGGCTCTTTCTGAGCCTCCTTGATCATCTGGTCTTCGAGCCATTCACGGCTGACAGATCGGCCCATGTTCGGGTTGGTAACGTAGAAGTTTTCGGGCTTGAGGTAGTCCTCTGCCTCGACCATCGCCTTCGGGTATTCGTAAATAACACCTAGGGACTTCTTGTCGACGATCTTGCCGTCACGTACATCGCGGTAATAATCGACCTTCTGCTTGAACACGCCTGCCGGTGGCTCGTCGCTCTGGGTGGAAAGGAAAATCACAAACCCTTCATCCCGCGAAATCTGGCCGCCGGTAGCTTCCATGAGCATGGCGTCGGCGTTGGGCCGCTTGCCGAATACCCAGAGCTCGTCGACGAGAATCTTGCCGGACTTCTTACCGGAAACCGTGTCCGAGTCTGCCGCTACCACCTTCAGAGCCGCCTTGGTGGTCAGGTGCGTGATCGTCCGGATGTGGTCCTGAACGTGGAGCATTTTCTCCAGTATCGGATTGGCCCGTACCATCGCGGCGGCGGGCTTGTAGCTGTTCTGGGCAACCTCGATTGTCGGGGCCAGAATCAAAAGCTCTTCGTTGTCTCGCCAGTTGCGCACCAGGGCGGTGACCATGATTCCGGCGGCAATGGTCGATTTCGCGTTCTTCTTGCTGATGAGCAGGAAGTACTCCCGGATCATCTGCTTGCCGGTCTCGGCGTCGTATGCGCCGAAGATGGCGGCGACGAAATCGAATACCCACGGTTCGCAGCACTCGCCGAAAGTCGGCTGGCCTGGCACATCAACTACCCGCAGCGACTTGAATAGCTTCAGTGCCTCATCGGCCTCAGTGCGGAATAGCGGCGGGAAAGGAATAAGCGACTGGCGCGAAAGTATCCGCCGCTCCCAGTCAGGACAGGCTGTCGACCACTCCATCTACTTCACCGAACGCAAGGGGGGCGGCTTGCCTGTGCTGTACATCCCGGCGGCGGCCTTCTCCGCCTCGCTTTGCTTCTCTTCCTTCTTGCCGGTCTCGCCCTTGCGCTGGTGCATGAATGGCATCAGCGCCTTGGCGGCGTCGACTCGCAGTTTCGCCTCCGCTTCTGGGTCGTTCATGGCGGCGATCAGGAATGCCTTCGGGTCGGTGAAGGTTAGCGCCCTGGACAGGTCGAAGGCCGGGCCGTCGTCCGCATCAATGACGTCGGGCTGTTCTGGCTTGACCTGTTTGGCTGGCGACTTGGCTTTAACATTTTTGTTAACGGCGCTGCTGGCCAGTGCGGCCAAGACGTGAGGGTCTTTGGCGAGCCGCGATCCGGCAGCAGATGCGCTGGAAGCACTGTAACCAGCGGCTATCGCTGCTTCTTTATTGGACGCACCTCCCCTCAAAGCGTCGGCGAATGCGCGCTTTTTGGGTGTTAAAGCCATTAACAAAAATCCTGAAAAGGGGAAAAAAACTACGAATGCGGTCCCAGGTGGTCTAGAGCAAGACGGCTCCTGACTTTCGAGGCACCCCTACCCGCCAATGCGAGACAATCTCATTTCAAATGGGAATATTTCTCGATTGAATCGCCTGCCAGCTCAGCCGCCCTGCTCTTCCTTCTGCTTCACGGATGAGTGACAGGTGGTACAGAGCGATGCCCAGTTGTTGCGGTCCCA